AACATTGAAGCGCAAAAAATATCGGGCCTAATTTCATTGGACTTGTGGACTTTGAACAACCAACAACATCCAAGTTCCAAGATCCACGGTCCTATGTTATTCTCCCCTTCACCACCGCGTTTGCTCCCCCTGACGTTGGTGTAGAGTCTATGTTGACTCCGGGCCCGTGGTGCGCCTCCCCGCGCTACGGGCCTGTGTTGTTTTTGTGATGTTTATTGTGGTATTGGGTTTGGTTATGGACAATGAGAGTGTGGCCCGTGCTGGGGAGTACTTTGTGGCGCAGGCTTTGGAGGCTTGCGGTGTTCGTGTTGTTCGTGTGGATTTGAGTGGTCATGATTTGTGGTGTCGGACGGTGAGTGGGAGGTTAGTGAGTGTACAGGTAAAGACGGCGAGTCGTGCGCGTGTGGATCCTGAGCATCATGCTCCGAGGTATGAGTTTTATGATCGTGGTGGTGCGTTGCGTCCGGACGTTTATGGGTTGGTTGCGTTGGATATTGGGTTGATGTTGTTTGACGGTGCGATAGGTCGGAGGAAGAACATTCGTGCTTCGTTGTTTACGGATGGTGGGATGCGGGAGTCGATTGCGAGGTTCTTCTATTGAGGGTATAGTATCGAGGACCGTGGACCTTGGCCCTAGGAGGGTATGATGCCTGGGATGATGATGAAGCAGAAGCGCATGCGTCGTCGCGAGATGGAGCGTGAGGACGACGACAACGGCTATGCCAAGGGCGGCATGGTGGACTATGACGCCAAGGTAGCGATGCTGGATTATCCTGGCACGAAGGGTGTTGGGATGCCGACGGGAGGCAAGCAGCAGCTTACGGGCAAGGGCTTCCGGGGCACGTTCTGATGGCGAGACAGCCAATCCCTGTACCGCCGCCGAGGCCGGTACCGGCGGCGGAGCGTGCGCGTACTGCGCATGGGCGGTTGGCGCAGGGATGGTCGGATCGTTCGGGCAGGACGGCGTCTGAGCAATTGGGGGACGTGGACTTCCGGTTGTTCCTTGACCCTGTGTTGAGCCGAGATCCGCTGGGCCGGATGGGGTATGATCCTGAGGCGTTCCGGGTTTACGGCCCGAGGGATCGGACGGACACGGCGTTTTTCTATTTTGGCGATCAGGATCCGGACATGCGCCCGGACACGGTTTATGTGTCGCCTGATTTTCTGTCCTCGCCTGACGTGATGGCGCATGAGTACCGTCACCGTGGTGTGCAGAAGTTGCACAAAGAGTTCTTGGACAACCCGAAGTTGTTTGAGGACCTGTTTGAGCCGTGGGTCTTGGAGTCTCTTCGCAGTTACGGCTCTGGCGTTGAGCGGAGCCGGATGAACGAGGAGCAGGTTGTCGAGTACTTTGACGATCCTTCTGCGCGGATTCCGGACAGTGAGCGGTTTCCGACGATGGCGGATACGCTGGACGAGGCCTCGCCGCGGAGGATCGAGGAGTTTAGAGACTGGACGAGTGATGGTGTTGGGCGGTTGGCTCGGTCGTATTACCCTGTCCAGAGTGGTGTGATGGAGGCTGCGCAGGGGGTTTTGCGGCAGCGTGGGGAGCCTCCGAGGGCCGAGTTTCAAGAACCTGGGTTCATGGATCGTGTGATGCGTGGCATAGGTTCATTATTCGGGGGCTGAGATGAAAGATCGTGACCTCTACTCCTTGGCGGATCGGATGGCGGAGCGGTACGGTGTTGATCCGTACATTTTCCGTCGGATGATTCAGCAGGAGAGTGGGTTCAACCCTCGTGCGCGGAACGAGCGGTCTGGTGCGACGGGTTTGGCGCAGGTGATGTCGGAGACGGCGCGGGATCCTGGGTACGGGGTCAAGCCGCTTGAGGATCGGTATGATCCTGTTGAGAGCCTGCGGTTTGGGGCTGAGTACTTGAAGGCGATGCTGGACAAGTTTGACGGCGACTATCGTCTGGCGTTGGCGGCGTACAATGCGGGTCCTGGGACGGTTGAGAGGGCGGGCGGGGTTCCGCAGATTGACGAGACGCTGCAGTATGTGAAGAGCATTCTGGAGGTGGAGGCTCCGCCGCCTCGGCCCGCGAACCTTGGAACTCGGACCTCGGTTCCGATGCCGCTGGCGAGTCAGAGGAACGAGGCGATACGGCAGGCGGTTGCGGAGGGTGGGATTGGCGGGCTCATGGTTCCGCCTCCGAGGCCCGTGGTCCGTGAACCGAAGGGTCAGGGCATTCCGATACCGTCTGCGCGGCCTGTGTTGACGGCGGCGGAGCGGATGCAGGCGGCGGGCATTCCGATACCGATGCCTCGTCGCTAGTCGTGGCGCTCTTGGTGTAGTATAGTGTGGTGCGAGCCAGCTGCGTGGAGAGCCTGCTATGAGTGCTGTTTCTAACTTCTTTCGCGATCTGTTCGGTGGCGGCGGGAAGAGCACGATGTCCAGCAGTAGCGGCGGCAGTAACAAGCCTGCGGCGACCACGACCAAGCCTGCGACTACGAAACCTGCGGCGACCACGACCAAGCCTGCGACTACGAAACCTGCGGCGACCACGACCAAGCCCAAGGACACGATTGGCTCCGTCAGCCCTCAGGGCACCTACGCCGGTGATGGTTTTGAGTGGCGGGATACTGGAAGCGGGTATCTGACGCGCACTTACACGGGTACGAACCGTGGCCTTGGCCTTGGGAGCGAGCCGATTCAGGCTGGCGGCTCGGACAAGCCCGTGAAAGAGACGATTGCGCAGATTTCGCTGAATGAGGGGTCGTCTTACGCCTACAGTCCGCAGTCCGCGACGGACAAAAGCCTGGTGAGTCTGATCACAACGGGCGATCCAGGTGGTAGTGCGTCGTATGCGGCGCAGGTTGGGGCCCCGACACCGGCTCGGACGGCGGCTGCACCGGCTGCACCGGCCAAAAAGACCGATTTTTCGAGTTCTGGGAGCTTTTCTAAGGCTTTTTCTGATGCTCGCACGGCTCTTGGGCCAGGTCAAACGTTTACCTACAAGGGTAGAACCTACACGACGGTTACTGCGGAGCCCCGGCCGAACCTTGCGGGGCCTCCAGCGGGCATTCAAACGCTGGTTCCGCGTGATGATCGGGCGCCTCCGGGCACTTATACGGGCGTTGGAACGCAGGTTGTGAGCGATCCGAGGCTGAATTTGCCTGTTGGGACTCTCCCTGCGGCGCCTGTGGAGCCCATCGCGGCACGGGAGCCTGCTCCGTACACGCCGACGGGCGCTGGGATCGGTGTTTTTGACACGATTGCGGCGCGTGACGCGGCAATTCGCGAGCAAGCGGCGCTTGCGCAGGCGGCATCGCTGTATCGGCCTCAGGAAAGCACCGGAGCGTCGACTTTTCAGGCCCAATACGGGATCACGCCGTCTGAGGCGATGCAGAATCTGCCTGGTTTCATCGGTGCCGGTGGTCCGAGTGATCTTGTGGGACGCGCTGCGGACGTCGCACTTGCGCAGGGCGTGTCTCCCACTCGAGCAGGGATTGGGATCGAGCAACTTCTTCCGCCCCCTGCTCCAACAGTGGTTCCGGCTGGGGTTTCGGTGACGGGAACACCGCTCCGTGACCAATATTTCTCCCCGGAAGGCACTCAGACCACCTACCTGACAGACACCGTTCTTCGGGCGCTCCCGCAGGGAGTAACGCCCGTTTACGGCGACATCGGCATTCGCTTTCCAGCGCTTGGTGAAACGGATACACGTCGCACGGCTATTGGCGTGCGTCTTCCGGACGGCCGTGTTCTTGAGGAGGGATCTCCGGAACTCCTCAACTACGTCCAGAACCTCGGCGCGCTGAACGTGCAGGCTGGTCAGACGGTCTTCAGGCCGACGACTGGAGTACCCGGAGAGCCGAATAGGCCTTTCTTGGCACCGACAAACGTGACGCAGGCGACCGTGGTGCAGACCGTTCCAGAGGTGACTACTCCCCCTGTGACTACGCCTCCTGCGACTGTCACACCGACGATTCCTACCGTCGATCCTCGTCTGACGATTCCGCAGTTGATTTCACCAGCCGTCGGAGGTGCGGGAGCAGGTGGCGGTGGCGCTCCAAGCACGGTTGTCCCAGTCGATCCGCGACTCAACATCCCTGTTGGTGGAATCACGAGCCTCGTTCCGAGCACCGTGGCTCCTGTCGCTGGGGTAGCTGGTGTTGCGCAACCGGTCACTGTTGGCCAACCGGGAGTGTACACCCCGTCTGGTCCGACGGTTGGGTTGCCTGCGCAAACGACCGTTGAGACTGCGTACACCACTCCAGAGGTTAGCGGCGGCACTGCTGCTGGCGGTGGCGAAGGCGTTGACGTTGAGGTTAGCGGCGGCACTGAGGCAGGTGCTGGGACAGACACCGGAACTGGTGAAGTCGTCGAGGTTGAAGTTGGCGGGGGCGGCGCTGGTACTGCTACCGGAGGCTCGGCTGGAACTGGCACTGGGACTGGCACTGGCACTGGCACTGGGACTGGCACTGGGACTGGCACTGGCACTGGCACTGGCACTGGCACTGGGACCGGAACCGGAACCGGAACCGGCACTGGCACTGGCACTGGGACTGGCACTGGGGCCGGAACAGGCACTGGCACTGGGACTGGCACTGGCACTGGCACTGGCACTGGGACCGGAACCGGCACTGGGACTGGCACTGGCACTGGCACTGGCACTGGCACTGGCACTGGGACCGGAACCGGAACCGGAACCGGAACCGGGACTGGCACTGGGACCGGAACTGGGACTGGGACTGGGACTGGGACCGGAACTGGGACTGGCACTGGGGCCGGAACCGGAACCGGAACCGGAACCGGGACTGGCACTGGAACTGGAACTGGAACTGGAACTGGAACTGGCGGTGGTGGAGTTGAGGTCGAGGTCGAAGAACCGGTGGACGAGGAACCGACGTTTGAGTGCCCGCCGGGTTACATCAAGCAGCAGATGCCGAACGGCAGTTTCACCTGCGTCCCGGCTGGCTTGGTCAGGCCGACGGTAGGCCCGTACTACCAGCCCCAGTCGGTGGCCAACCTGCAGGGATACCGGCCGATTAGCCCCGGAGCTCGTACGCTGCGATGAATCTGCATGCGCTACCTGATGAGGTGCTGAGAGAGATCTTGGCCCTTACAGAGGCGAAGAAGCGGCTGGACCTGAGAGACAAGGTTCAGCACGACTTCATGGCGTTTGCCCATCACGTCTACGACAACTTCATCGAGGGGCGGCATCACCGGATCATCGCGGAGAAGCTGGAGCGCGTTGCGCGAGGCGAGTTGAAGCGGCTGATCATCAACATGCCGCCTCGTCACTCGAAATCGGAGTTTGCCAGCTACCTGATGCCTGCGTGGTTCTTGGGCCGGAACCCGAAGCTGAAGATCATTCAGGCCACGCACAACACCGAACTGGCCGTTCGGTTTGGCCGCAAGGTCCGAGATCTGATCAACGACCCGCGGTATCAGGAGGTCTTCCCAAACACGCTCTTGAAGGAGGACAACAAGGGCGCTGGGAAGTGGGGAACGGACAGGGGCGGCGAGTACTTCGCTGCGGGTGTAGGGGCTGCGGTCACGGGCCGTGGCGCGGACCTGTTCATCATTGATGACCCGCACTCGGAACAGGACGCATTGAGCGAGACGGCGTACGACATGGCGTACGAGTGGTACACGTCTGGCCCTCGTCAGCGTCTGCAGCCGGGCGGCTCGATCATCCTCGTGATGACGCGCTGGGGCAAGAAGGACCTGACGGGTCGCCTTCTTGCGGCGCAGGGATCGGACATCTTCGCGGACCAATGGGAGGTGGTTGAGTTCCCGGCCATCATGCCGTCCGGTGAGCCCCTGTGGCCCGAGTTCTGGGACAAGAACGCGCTTCTTGGGATCAAGGCATCGCTGCCGGTTGCCAAGTGGTCTGCGCAGTGGCAACAGCAGCCAACGGGGAACGAGTCCGCGATTATCCGCCGCGAGTGGTGGAAGATGTGGGACAAGGACGACATCCCGGAGTTGAAGTACATTATTCAATCGTATGACACGGCGTTCTCGAAAAAGGAGACGGCGGACTACTCGGCGATCACGACGTGGGGCATCTTCCAGCCGACCCCGGACAGTCCGGACAACATCATCTTGCTGGATGCCCAGCGTGGGCGATGGAGTTTTCCGGAGTTGAAGGAAGTTGCCTACGAGGAGCACGAGTACTGGAAGCCTGACATGGTGCTCATCGAGGCCAAGGCAGCGGGCATGCCGCTCATCGATGAGATGCGGCTGCGCGGCATTCCGGCCATTGGGTTCGCACCGGGGCGCCGCGCTGGCCGAGGTGGGATGGACAAGATCACGCGGATGAACTTGGTGTCTCCGCTGTTCGAAGCCGGGGTCGTGTGGGCGCCGCAGGACAAGAAGTTCTCGGACGAGGTGATCGAGGAGGTTGCTTCGTTTCCATATGGCGACCACGACGACTTTTGTGATAGCATGACGCTGGCCCTCCTCCGTTTCCGGCAGGGCGGCTTTGTGTCGCTTATAGGCGACGACACGAATGACGAGCCGTCGACGTTCAATGTTCGGGAGTACTACTGATGGCGATCCCTCCGCGTTCGATGGGTTCTCTGGTCGATCAAGGCATGATGCCTGCGCCTCAGGGCGAGATGGTTGATCTTCCGCAGCCTGAGGACTTTGCTGGGGGCGCTGAGATCTTTCAGGGCGCGGACGGCAGTGCGATCATTCAGGCTCTGGCTGAGTCTGGCATGGATCAGCAACTTGGAGAGGCGCTGATCGAGCATGACGCCAACCTTGCAGAGTACCTGGACGATGGGTACCTGTCGGAACTTTCGACGCAACTGCGCGCGGCCTTTGACGATGACCTGCAGTCTCGGCAGGAGTGGGAAGAGTCCTACACCAAGGGTCTCGACCAGCTGGGCATCAAATACGAGGAGCGGACAGAGCCGTTTCAGAAGGCGTCTGGCGTCACGCATCCGCTGATTGCCGAGAGCGTCGTTCAGTTTCAGGCTCAGGCGTACAAGGAACTGCTGCCTGCCGGTGGCCCTGTAAAGACGCGGGTTCTTGGTGTGGCAGACGCGCAGCGTGAGGAGCAGGCTACGCGCGTCAAGGACTTCATGAACTACCAGATCACGGAGGTCATGGAGGACTACGATCCGGACATGGACCAGCTGCTGTTCTATCTGCCGCTGTCCGGTTCGACCTTCAAGAAGGTCTACTACGACACGGCTCGGCAGCAGGCGGTGTCGATGTTCGTCCCTGCGCAGGATCTCGTGGTCCCGTACACGGCAACGCATCTGCAGACGACGCCGCGTGCGACGCATGTGCTGCGCATGGACTACAACGCGATCCGCAAAATGCAGGTCGCAGGCATGTATCGCGACGTCGAACTGATCCGTCAGGACCTTGAAGTCGACGAGGTTCGTCAGAAGGTCGACGAGATCCAAGGCACGACGAAGACGTTTGTCGATGACACCTACACGCTGCTGGAAATGCACGTCGACCTCGACCTTGAGGGGTTCGAGGACAAAGGTCCGGACGGCGAGCCGACTGGGATTCAACTGCCGTACATCGTGACCCTTGATCAGGGGTCAGGGCAGATCCTGTCGATTCGTCGGAACTTCGCTGAAGGCAAGGATCTGGCACGGAAGAAGCAGTACTTCGTGCATTTCAAGTTCCTGCCGGGTCTTGGGTTCTATGGCTTTGGCCTGATCCACATGATCGGCGGGCTTGGCCGTGCTGCCACGAGCATTCTGCGCCAGTTGATTGACGCGGGAACGCTGGCCAACCTTCCGGCGGGCTTCAAGGCAAAGGGTCTGCGTCTTCGCGACAACGACAAGCCGCTACAGCCTGGGGAATGGCGCGACATTGACGCTCCAGGCGGCGACCTTCGCAACTCCCTGATGCCGTTGCCGTACAAGGAGCCGTCTCCGACGCTTGCCCAGCTGCTTGGGGCGCTGGTCGAGGGTGGTCGCCGGTTTGTGTCGCTTGCGGACGAGCAGACAAGCAACATCAACCAAGAGATGCCGGTCGGAACCACGGTTGCGCTGCTTGAGCGCGGCATGAAGGTCATGTCCGCGATCCACAAGCGGCTGCACTACGCCCAGAAGACCGAGTTCCGCATTCTGGCGCGGATTTTTGCTGAGAATCTGCCTCCAGAGTATCCTTACGACGTGTCTGGTGCTGCTAGAGCAGTGAAGGCAACGGATTTTGATGACAGGATTGACGTCGTTCCTGTCAGCGACCCGAACATCTTCTCGATGGCCCAGCGGGTCACTCTGGCTCAGACGCAACTGCAACTGGCGCAGTCGAATCCGCAGATGCACAACCTATATGCGGCATATCGCCGCATGTATCAGGCTCTTGAGGTCCAGAACATCGACGAGTTGCTGCCTCCGCCGCCGCAACCGCAGCCGCTTGACCCTGCTGTGGAAAACGCACGGGCCCTGATGGGCGAACTGCTGCAGACATTCCCGGATCAGGACCACGACGCTCACATCGTGATACACCAGATGTTCATGAAGGTGCCGCTGGTGATGACGTCACCGGCTGTCATGGGCGTCTTGTACGCGCATCTCATGGAGCATGTGTCACAGAAAGCCCGTCGCATGGTCATCGAGGAGATCCAAGGCCTCATGCAGCAGGCGATCCAGATGGCTCAGGCGGGGACTGTGGATCCTCGCGAGGCTCAGATGCGTGTGATGCAGGTCCAGCAGCAACTGCAGCGCCCGGAAGAGGTCGAGAAGTTGGTTGCGCAGCGTGAAGTCGATCTGATGGCTACGGTGATCGAGGGGCTCGTTGGGCAGGGCCAAGATCCGATGTCCGACCCGCTTGTTCAGATCCGCATGCAGGAACTGGCCCTGAAGCAGCAGAAAGACCAGTCTGACATGCAGAACAGTCAGGCGAAACTGATGCTTGATGCTGCGAAACTGCAGCAGCAGGCGGCTACGGATGCAGCTCGTATCAACAGCCAGGAACAGATTGCCGACGACCGGAATGCCGTGAACCGGGAGCGGATATCGGTGCAGCGGCAAAACATGATGATGAGGCCCAGAAATGCCCCTCAAAGCCGGTAAGTCTCAGAAGGTCATCTCGGAGAACATCCGCACCGAGATGGAGCGTGGCAAGCCTCAGAAGCAGGCGATTGCCATTGCGCTATCGAAGGCTGGCAAGTCTCGCCCGCAGAAGAAGGCGCAGGGTGGTATGGTTACATCGTTTAGCCGCATTGCGCGTCCGCAGCGGTTTGATGGAGTGTTCTGACGCTGCATCTATGCTAAGATGCGGCTATGGACCCCGTAACGATCATAGCCACGGCAACTGCCGCCTATAATGCCCTGAAGAAGGGCATTGAGTTTGGCCGCGAGCTTCAGGACATGGGAGGGCAGCTGGCCACATGGGCTGGCGCCATCTCGGATATTGAGTTCTTGGAGCGCAAGAACGCCGAGCCTCCTTGGTACAAGACGTTTTCGTCTTCCGTTCAGGCAGAGGCGATCCAGATCTTCGCGGCCAAGCGTCAGTTGGAAGCGCAGCGGAATGAGTTGAGAACTTTCGTTCAGTACTCGATGGGGCAGTCAGCTTGGGATGAACTGCTGCGCATTGAGGCGCAGGTTCGAAAGCAGCGGGCGGATCACGAGCATCACAAGCACGAAGTGAAGGAGATGATCATCTCCGGTCTTCTGATCTTCCTGATGCTTACGAGTGTAACGGCGTTCATGACCGTCGTCTTGTGGCTCTATGTGGAGAACAACTCATGACTCCGAAACGACTTGAGCCGAATAGCGTGCTTGACGAGGCCGATCTGGACGGTGACGGGACGGTCACGAACGGTGAAATCAACCGTCACGAGAAACTGCTGAGAATTGACAACTGGGACAAGCAGCAGGACCAACAGCGACACATGGCGTGGGTTGCCATGGGGTCCATGGTCGTTTTGACGGTCATGATGCTGTTGCCGATCATCAGTACGGAGCGTGTTGAGGCCGTCAACGGTTTGATGACCATGTTTTACACGGCGCAAGCAGCGGTGGTTGCCGCATTCATGGGCGCAAGCGCCTATGTCCGTACCCGAGAGAACGGGCATGAGGAGTAGTCTTCTCGTCCTTTTCCTGTTGATTGCGGGCTGCGGCGCGCTGCCTCTTGGCATGCTCGGAGGTGGCGGTCCGAATGTTGCGGCCAATGTCCAAGCTGGGAAGGAAAACACTCAGCAGGTTGTCGCCAATCAGCAAAGGACGGAAGCGGGAAGGGACATCATCACCGAGAGCAAACAGGTAGAGGCCGCTTCGGTGGAGTCTGTTACGATCAACAACGTCGAAGATATACCCATCTGGGTATGGGTTGCTTTGGTTGTTGGCTGGGTACTGCCCTCGCCGCAAGAGATGATGCGAGGGTTTCTTGGTCTGTTCAGGAGGCGTAAGTGAAGGAAAACTTTGACGAATGTCTATCCATGCTCCTCAAGCACGAAGGTGGCTACGTCAACCACCCGAGGGATCCTGGCGGAGAGACCAATCTTGGTGTCACGCGCAAGGTTTGGGAAGAGTGGATTGGCAAGCCTGCGGGCAAGGACGCAATGAAGGCCTTGACTGTCAAGGACGTAGCGCCGTTGTACAAGAAGTTGTACTGGGACAAGGTCAAAGGCGATGACCTGCCCAGTGGTGTGGACTGGGCGGTTTTTGATTGGGCCGTCAACAGTGGCACAGGACGTGCGGCAAAAGCCCTGCAACGTATCGTTGGAGTTGAACCAGATGGTGGTATTGGCGCGGCAACTCTTGCTGCAGTTGAGAAAATGGACGACAAGCGTATTATCGAAGCGATGGCCGCGGCTAGAGAGAAGTTTTACCGCGGTCTGTCGACCTTTGACACGTTTGGCAAGGGCTGGCTGCGCCGCAATCAAGAAACGCTTGAGGTGGCGCTGACGATGGTTGGCAAGAAGACCGTGATCGGGAAGATCGCATCTTCCCTTGGGTTCTAGGAGAGGCGGGCATGCGCATTGAGATCAAGGTTCTCCCCGACGAGGAGATGGAAGTCGACAAGTACGAGGAGGATGAGGAGGGCGAGATGTGCCCCCTTGCCACCAAGGATCCTGAAGTCAACGACGAGAACCGTGAAGAAGCGGTTGAGTATGCCAACTACAGGACTCCTGAGCCGGGGGCGGCATTCCGTCAGGATCAGGTGTGCGGAAGCTGCGCGGCGTACAACCAGAGCGACGACATGCTGGAGTGTATTGGCGACGAATCCGGCAACACGGGGTACTGCCAGAAGTGGAAATTCGTGTGCATGTCGAAGAACACATGTGACTCGTGGGTAAAAGGTGGGCCGATTACGTCCAACCTGCAAGAGAGTTACGGAGAATACTTCTAATGGATGTTGTGGACTTGTCGAGAAAGCTGTACAAGGTTCTCCGTGAGCGCGAAGAGGACCTCGCGACTACGCTTGTCACGGGATCCGTGTCAAACTGGGAGCAGTATAAACTCGTGGTGGGGGAGATTCGGGGCGTCTCCTTCGCCAGGGAAGAGTTAAGAGCCCTGCTGGAGAGAACGACACAAGATGGTGAAGAGGCTTTATCTCCCTGACCACGTTGTCAAAAGTGTTGAAAAAGAACGTCAAGCGGCGAGTGTAGAGACCGCTTACGTTAAGCCCGAAGAGCGCGTCTTGGACCCGTCTCTTCTCGACAAAGCCCTCCTTGACAGACTTCCTCAACCTACTGGCTGGCGTATTCTGGTCATGCCGTACAAGGGCAGGTCACAAACCGAAGGTGGTTTGTTTCTTCCCGATCAGGTCGTTGAGCGCGAAGCTCTCGCCACGGTTGTGGCCTACGTTTTGCGCGTGGGGCCAGAAGCGTACAAGGATCCGGACAAGTTCGGCCCTGATGCCGAGCCTTGGTGCAGACAAGGCGACTGGATTTGCATTGGCCGGTACACGGGTTCGCGGTTCAAGATTGATGGCGGTGAGGTTCGCATCATCAACGATGATGAGGTGATCGCAACGCTGCTTGAGCCCGACGACATCAAGCACGTTTGAGGAGGGACCTATGTCCGAGGAAAACACCATCGAGCAGGAAACCGAGCTCGAAACGGGATCTGCTCCTGAGCCGGAAACCGAGAAACCGGCTGCGGGGTCCGATGAACTTGAGTCCTACAGCAAGGGTGTGCGGGAGCGCATCAACAAGCTGACGGAGCGTTATCGGCGCGAGCAGCGCGACAAGGAAGAGGCTGTTCGGCTCACACAACAGCTGATCCAAGAGAACCAGCAGTTGAAGACCCGTGTTCAATCGTTGGATACCGGGTATCTGCAGGAGTACGGCAACCGCATCAAGACTGAAGAGGAGGCTCTCAAGCGCAAGTACAAGGCCGCTTGGGATGCCAACGATGCGGACGCGATGGCCGATATTCAGAAGCAGATGTCTCGGCTCGCGGTTGAGGAGCAGCGGCTAGTTGTGGCCAAGGCTCAGGCAGAGCGTCAGCGGGTGGTGCAAGAAGCACCATCGACAGAGCGTCCTGTCGCGCCGCAAGCAGCACCGCAGGTTGAGCCTGACCCCAAGGCACGGAGTTGGGCACAGAAGCACTCGTGGTTCGGAAACGACCGCCTGTTGACCGCAGCGGCGTTTGCGATTCACCACGAGCTCATCGAAGATGAAGGGTTTGACCCGAACACCGATGAGTATTACAATGAACTCGACCGTCGACTTCAGCGCGAGTTTCCGCAGAAGTTCCAGACGGCCAAAACGGGTGGAAGTCCTCAGGTCGCCTCTGCAGGCGCTTCCGCATCCCGCAGTACGGCAAAGCCGGGGCGCAGGACGGTCAAGCTAACTCCGTCGCAAGTCGCGATAGCGAAAAAACTTGGCGTTCCTCTCGAAGAATACGCCAAGTATGTGAAGGAGTAAGGGACATGACCGACAGAACGCCTCGCGCAAGCGAAACTCGCGAAACTACTTCGCGCCGCAAACCTTGGGCACCGCCCAGCCGCCTTGATGCCCCGAAGCCCCCTCCGGGCTATGTGCATCGCTGGATTCGGGTCGCAGTCCGTGGGGAAGAAGACAAGACCAACGCCTATCAAAGGCTGCGGGAAGGTTGGGAACCCGTTCGGGCTGACGAGTATCCGGAGTTTCATGCTCCGGTGATCGATGAAGGGAAGTACACGGGGATCATCGGAAATGGTGGTCTGATGCTGTGCCGTATTCCTATCGAGACAGCCAACGAAAGAGCCGCGTATTACGGGACCCGGGCCCGCGAACAGATGGTTGCAGTCGATGAGGACCTGATGAAGGAGCAACATCCTTCAATGCCGATCAGTCAAAGTCGGCGAAGTCGTGTTTCGTTTGGGGGCCGTGGGGCCTCCTAGTGTCAACCTGAAGGAGTAGTACCATGGCAAACGTCAATGTTGCCTTCGGTCTGCGCCCCGTGGGTGTTGTCGGCTCGGCGCCGAACAGCACGGGGACGACCGAGTACCGCATCGCTTCGACGAACACCAACGCGATCTATCAGGGCGCTCCTGTGATCCCGCTTTCCACCGGTTTCATTGACCGTGTGGGCGCGGCTTCTGGCGGCACTGTTGGTATCCTTGGCGTGTTCTGGGGCTGCGAGTACATCTCGTCCACGACCGGCAAGAAGACGTGGTCGAACTACTGGCCTGGCTCGGGCGCAAACTCGCTCTATCCGGTCCGCGCGTTCGTCTACGACAACCCGCTCCAGACCTTTGTGATCGCCACGTCGAACGTCAATACGTCGTGGGACACTGAAGCCGAACTGCGTGCTGCGGTGTTCGCCAACGCGAACTTCGCCGGTGCCCAGTCTGGCTCGACGATCACTGGCATCTCGTCCGCCACGCTTGACGTGCAGACGATTGCCGACACCAACACGCTGAACCTCCGTATCATGGGTATCCAAGAGGATCCCGAGAACTCGGACTTCTCCGTGGCTGGTATCCCCGTCATCGTTCGTCTGAACAACCACTACAACTCGCCCAACGGGTCGATTGCTGGTGGCACTGTTTCGACGACTGGCGTCTAAGGAGGCGGAACAATGGCTATCTCTCGCGCACAACTTGCGAAAGAGCTGGAACCCGGCCTCAATGCCCTCTTCGGCATGGAGTACGCTCGGTACGAGAACCAGCATGCGGAAATCTACACCACCGAATCCTCGGATCGTGCATTCGAGGAAGAGGTTATGCTCGCCGGGTTCGGTACCGCACCCCTGAAGCAGGAAGGTTCCGCGATCAACTACGACGACGCGCAGGAAGCGTACACCGCGCGTTACAACCACGAGACCATCGCGCTGGCCTTCTCGATCACCGAGGAAGCCATTGAGGACAACCTGTACGACCGCCTTGGCAGTCGCTACACGCGCGCTCTCGCTCGCTCGATGGCCCACACCAAGCAGGTGAAAGCTGCTGCCATCCTGAACAACGCCTTCACGGGCGGTGCTTCGGCTGGTGGCGACGGCAAGGCGCTCTGCGCCACCGATCACCCGCTGACCAGCGGCGGTTCGTTCGCGAACAAGCCGACCGTTGATGCTGACCTGAACGAGACCTCGCTCGAGGACGCGCTCATCAGCATCGCTGGTTTCGTGGACGAGCGTGGTCTCAAGGTCGCCCTTCGCGGCATGAAGCTCATCATCCCCCGGCAGCTCCAGTTCGTTGCCGAGCGTCTGATGGTTTCGAACCTCCGCGTTGGGACCGCCGACAATGACATCAACGCCATCCGTTCGATGGGCATGCTCCCGGAAGGGTACGTCGTCAACGACTTCCTCACCGATCCGGACGCGTTCTTCATTAAGACGGATGCTCCCCGCGGCTTCATCCACTTCGAGCGCACCCCGCTCTCGACGAACATGGAGGCCGATTTTGACACAGGCAACATGCGCTTTAAAGCGCGTGAACGCTACAGCTTCGGATTTTCTGACCCGCGTTGCGTGTTCGGAACTTCTGGCGCTGCCTGATAAAACAAGGACTTAGGTCCGGTAAACCCCCGCTTCGGCGGGGGTTTTCTTTTGTCTTGACGTCTAGTTTTTTAGAACTATACTTGTATCGAAAGCTGGAGGTGTATCGATGAAAGAACCTGTTATCTACTGGATCAAAAACACGCTGAACGGAAAATTCTACGTTGGTAGTACTGTTCAGCGGTATGTTCGCTGGAAAACACATCGCACTAAACTGCGAGCAGGCACTCATCATTGCGCTCATCTTCAAGCGGCGTGGAACAAGTATGGAGAAGCGTCGTTTGAGTTTAAAGTGATTGAGCACGTCGTGGACGTGACGGAACTTCAGGCTGCGGAGGACCGGTGGCTGTCGCAGCATGTTGGAAAAGAGCACTGCTACAATCACGGGTACAGATCTGGCGCGCCGTGGCGCGGAGTTCCTTCAGAAAAACATCCAAGCTTTGGCAAGCGTTTGACTGACGATCAAAAGCAAATGCTTCGCGAAGCTACCCTTGAGCAGTGGAAAACCTCCGACCCGCGCACGGGCCGTAAACACAGCCCCGAGACGATAGAGAAGATCAAGGCCAAGGTCCACGCTGCGCTATCCGAGGGCCGTGGGGGTAAGTTCATCCCATCCGAGGAAACGAGAGCCAAAATGTCTGCCTCCTTGAAGGGGAACCAGAACGCGAAGGGCCATGTTCGTTCTGAGGAGCACCGGAGAAAGCTGTCTGAGGCTCAGATGGGCAATCAGCACTGGGCGGGCAGGAGCCACAGCGAGGAGTCGAAGTCGAAGATGGGGCAGGCGGTCAGGATGATTTCACCGGAAGGTGAGGTCACAGTGTACCCGAGGACGACGGCGATCAAGGAACAGTTGGGGATCTTTTTGCCGACGATACTGCGGTCAGTTAGAAGCGGGAAACCACTGACAAAGGGGCCATATAAGGGGTGGCGTTTTGAGTACGTCTAGGCTACTCTTCCCTCACTACCTCCCTGTCTGGTAAACTAGGCCCCTGCGTAGCGGGGGCCTTTCTTTTTCCAATGCGGCGTTGTATGATTTGGCATCCCTGACAGCGGCATGGTGCCGCTGACACTCGCCACGACAGGAGATATCCATGGCGAATACGACCTTCTCGGGTCCCGTCCGTTCTCAGAACGGCTTTCAGACCATTAGCACGAATGCTACCACGGGCACTGTCACCGTTCTCAGCAAGAGCGCCGCGGCCATCGCCAATCCCGCCGCTACCGGCGCGGGGATCGAGGGCAGTGCTGCGGTGTACGAGACCTCGGTGAAGACCGAGAACGGCATCGTCACCACCTCGATCATGATCGATCTGACCGGCCTCCAGTCTGGCGGCACGGCGGGCGACATCATCGGCAAGAACGGCTCGGGTGTGGCGTACATCGCGCGCATCACCACGGCCGACAACGGCACGGTGTTCGGTGTTAAGATGACCTGCTTCGAGGCCCCTGCGGGCGGCGACACGGACATCGACCTCTACTCGGCTACCGAGGGTACGGGCGTTGAGGACGTGGCGATCTCGACCCTGACCGAGACGCAGATCATCAACTCGGGAACGCTGTCACTCGGCACCACGGCGTTCGGCACGGACATCGCGGCGGACCAGTACCTCTATCTGGTTGGCCAAGGCACGTCGAACGCTGCCTACACTGCGGGTCGTCTTCTGATCGAGATCTACGGCTACGCCTGATAGGAGGGCCAAATGGCCGGATCTGACGTAAAGGCGAAGTACATCGTGGCGGATACGACTGCTGCTGACGCTGACGGGGTCTGCCAGTCGCAGACCCCGGCTGCAGGTGGCGTGCAGAACCTGACCATCAACGGTGCGCTGGCTTCTGGCGGCGTTGCGACGTTTGTTGCGGCGCGGCTTATCACGATCACGTCTGCTGGTGCGGACAGTGGTCGGACGTTCACGGTGACGGGAACTGACGTCAACGGGAACGTGCAGACCGAGTCGATCACGGGTCCTGCGACGACCACGGTCACAGGCACGAAGTACTTCCGCACGGTGACGCAGGTCAGTGTGGACGCCAACACGGCGGGCGCGATCACGGTTGGCATGGCGAACAACTCGCTGGACGTGGTCTACGCTGGGCGGGCACGGGTCCGTGGGGTGTACCTGATCCACACGTCGACCGCAGGTACACTTCCGTTCCGCAATGGCGGGGCGACTGGGACGGCAATGTTGACTGTCCCGACTCCTGCTTCGGCGAACAGCACGCGCGATGTGGTGATCCCTGACGAGGGGATCAGGTTCGA